CTCTGCGCCAGTTCCCTTGCGCTGAGAGTTTATAATCTTTCGGTATTGATTATTTTCTTCGGCATTCCAAACAAGTGTACGGTATTTCACTTTTAGATCAAATGTTGTTGGAGATCCAACGTCAAGTCCGCGAAGAGCGACGTCAACTGCGGCCTTGTATCCCTCCTTGGTTACCTGACCATTGGTATATGAGGTTCCCTCACGCGTAATGATCTTGTCCGCACGCCCAACAATAGCGTTTTCAAGCGTGCTACCAGATAGTCTGCCAAGGGCAATATCAGTCTTCGACAGGAGTTCGTCAAATGTTACAGAGCCAGCCTCGTACATCTTTCCAACGATATCGACAAAATCTTCGGACTTCTCTGAGAGCAAAGCCTCAAACTCTTGTCGCTCCTCTGGCGATAGGTCCTCTTTGAGAAGGCCTGACACGGTAGAATAGAAGTCTTCATATGAATCGCCAGAAGATGAGTTGAATGCCGCAGAGGCAGAGTTGGCCGTTCGGCTTCTCTCCGCCCGCTGAGCATTTTCGAGCATGTTCTGGTAGTAGGCGTATTCAGCGGAGTTCGGGTCTAGTCCCTGTGTCCTTGAGTTTACGTACGCCTCGATGTCTCCGGCATTCGGGACAGCCCCTCCGTACATGGTCTGATCGTTGAACGCATTGAGCAGCGCACTCTCGTTGCGCTGAATGCTGTTCTGGATCAGGTTGCTGATGAACGAACTGAGGTTGGCTGACCCTGAGGTTGCCCGACCGAATCTACCGCGACGTGCCATTAGACAATCTCCTCAGCGACTGGCGCTGCGTTCTCGGCTAGGGCGTTGGCCGGGGTGGCCTCTGCCGGTACCTGTGACTGGTTCTCTGGTTGGTTAAGCGACTGCGTACCAGCCGCTGGTGCTTGTAGTGTTCGTGCAACATTTGCCACGCTGGCCTGCTGCTGAGCAAACTGATCGGCCGCTGCCTGCTGCTGCTGGAGCCCCATCTGCTGGAACATCTGCATCAGGTTGGCCATCGCCATCACGGACGACGGGTTGATGGTTGCGTCGGTCTGCTCCTCGCGGATGACCATCATCTCGCCCTCTGGGTCCTCTACGCCCACACGGTCCATTGCGCGCTCCGCGCTCCAGACTCGGTTCTGGACGAGGTTGATTGCCGTCTGTGCCAGTTCGAGCGTGTCTCGTGGCGTCAGTTCTGGCGGGGTGATGTCAAGTCGATAGTTGCCGTTGAAGACAAGGCCGACCTCTGGTTGCTTCTTCTCCCAGATCTGTGCGCACATCTTCCACGTCTGCTTGATCCACGAGTAGAGCAACTTGCGCTTTGGCGCAATGCGTGCCTCGTAGTTGGCGACGAGAGAGGCAATGGCACGGGACGATCCGAGCACTCCCGACGGCGCAAGGCCGAGGAGGAGGTCGTTCAGGCCCGTTACCACCGCGATCTCACGGTCGATACGGCGGTTGTAGTCTTCGATCTGGAACTGTGGAATGAACGGGGAGATCGGACGGATCTCGTTGCCAGGGCCAGGTGTTGCCATCTTGCCGGGCTTCGGGATTGCGTTTGGTGGTACCTCGTCAGGTGCCTCTGGTCCAACCAACTGGAACATCTGTCCGCCGATGACCGAGTGGATCATCTGCGCCTGGTTGGTGATACGCTCGTCCTTCTCGCGGAGCAACTGCTCCACGTCGTAGAGTTCTGGCTTGCCGTATGGGCTACCCGGAACCTTAGCGTTCGCAAGGAGGACGTACGGGATCTCGCCATTGAACTCAGGGTGAGAAGTGTTCTTGACAACTGTGTTGCCGACGAGGATTGCATTGTAGACCGTCGGGGCCTTGCCCGGTGCTCCCGGTACCTTGTACCAGTAGTCGAACACTTCGACCTGCTGCATCTCGTATGGAGTCTCGCGTCGGAGCGGGTTGCGCTCGAACTGATTCTGGTAGACATTGGCAATCGGGTCATCGTGCGTCGAGGCCGTGTAATTGTACCACTTGCCGCCCTGCTGGGTGGCGACGACCTTGATGCCGTAGTCCTCTTCGACCGCCTGCGGGCTCATGCCGTAGGTGTAGAGAGCCCAGTCCAGTCGGCTGAAGTCGGACATACCGAAGCCGAGGTACAGGTTCTCTGGGGTCTGGACGATGCGGATGCGAGGAAGTTTTGCCTCGGCATCCCAGTAGATCTTGCCTGCGGTGTAACCGTAGAGGGACTTGATGAAGCAGGCATCTTCGAGCATGAGATCAAACTCATTCTCTTCTGCCCATCGGAAGAAGAGTCGCTCGGCATCAGCCGCAGCATCACGGTCCTCTGGGGCCTCACCGGCAGGGACGTAGTTGATAACCGGCATAACGGCTTGGAGCGATGCCGGGATGTTGACGTAGGCGGCGTGCACGTTGACCGAGACGTGTGCTCGTCCCGCCGTGCGTGCCGTGGCGTCATCGGCCCAGTGGTCAGGACCACCGATGGTGATGACGTTCGGGTGATAGAGATTGTCGAAGCGTCGGAACAGTGCTCGGAGTCGGTTCTGCTCTGGCTCTGCCGTCTGCTTTCGCATCAGCACTTCGCCGTAGAGCAGGTAGTTCTCGTCCTGTTCGGCCGGGATGTTCTGCATCGACAGCGACGTCTCAAGCAACTTGACCGATACGGCCTGAGCCTCAGTCAACTTATTGACATCGAGTTTCTGGAATCGCTTGGCAAGCGGCTTGCCCTGTCCGCCAGCGGAGGAGTTAACACGGGTAGGGCTAGTAGCAATAGCGGGGCCAGTAGCAGCAATGCCGCTGGTCGCCCCGGCTGGGGCTCGACGGGAGGAAGCGCCGGAAACCCCAGCCGGGGACGTAGAAGTCTTAAGTGGCGCACCACCGCCGAGCGGCTCATAAACACGCTCTCCGCGGCCAATTCGCTTGGCCTTATCAACAGCCTTGCCGATAGAGGCAATCTGTTCTGGGGTCGCTACATCTGGGTCAGTGGTGTACTGCCCCGGAATTGCTCGTGTCCCCTGAAATGCGCGGGGAACGCCTCGTACCTTAGCCATCAATCACTCGCTCCATAATAGGTGAACACCGGATCTTGCACTGGCTTCTCCGGGTTCCTTGCCGCGTACCATACAGCGAGGGCTAATGCCATCACCGCGTCTGTTTCTAGTTTCTTGTCCATTAACTTGTATGAAAGCAACTGCCTTCGAAGATCGTCCCACGGTTGCCCGCGAGGGATGACCAGTGTGCCGTGATCCATCATCGCCTTTAGCGTCGAAAGCAAGGCCAACTTCTTGGACTTGGTTCCACCAAAGTCATAGCCACGGAGTGGCTTGATCACGTTGAATTCTTGACGGAACAGGCGTCCTCCGAGCCCAGTCTCGTCTACAATAGTGGTGCAGAATGCTCCATCCTGCTGGTACAAGAGAGAGTTCTCTCGTACCATGTTTACCACGGCTGGAATAGTTTGCTTTCCAGATCGTCTTCGTGCTCGTACTCCCACGATTCTGTTGCGGTCTGTGTAATCGAGTACGACTGTCCATGTAGCGTCAGAAGAAATACCGGGGTCACATCCCTGAACGTACCGATGTCCTTTTTGTGGCGGAACATCCCCACTAGCGTCAGGATCAAAGGTTCCTTCGACTGACTGTGATGCGAAGTAGGAGTCCCGCGCTTCGATGAAGAATCCGTCGACGTTTTGCGGGATGAGGTATTCCGCTTGCTGCCTGACGATTGCTTCGAAGTTGGTGGCGTCAAGTCCGTATCCAACATTGTCGCGGGTTGAAAGTCTGAAAGAAATGAACTGAGAGTCACGGTTGGGATTGTCGGGGTTTCCCATTTCCCAGAGGTCGGAGTAGTCTCCGATTCCTTCTGTCGGGGTCCCGATGAAGTGGAGCGGACCTCCCGTCGAGAGCCGTCGGAGGTTGAGGACCTCTTGGTAGATCTCCACCAAGTGTGGCTCGAATGCCGCCTCGTCGAACGAGATCCCATTCATGTCCTTCCCGAGAAGCGATTTCGCCTTCTCCTGAGTCGTTCGGAAGTGGATACTTGCTCCGCCCATTAGCGGGTGAAACTTAATCCAAAGATACTCACCGCGATATTTCTTATCAAGCGTTGCGATGTCTCCTAGTTCCTTCGAAAGGGGGCATCCCTTACCCTTTTGTGCCGCGTGATTTCCGGCAAGCATTGCCGAGATTTCTCGGTGAACGAGTTCTGCGGTCTCTTGCTGGATCCCTACGTGGTACCAGTCGTACGGGGCGTTTGACCATCGTCGTGCATCCGAGGGATCGTCATGTTTCGGCTGCTGAATTCCCATTTTGTACAAGGCGTGGTGAATGCAGACGACCGCCATCGCCAGCGTTTTCCCTGCACGATTGCCGGCTGATACGACGGTCGTGAGGTATTTTGGCCGAAACCCCGTGTCATCGCGTTCTGCGCAGGCGTTCCACCATGCCACTTGCCCGGGATTTCCCTTGATACCAAGCCAGCGTTCAGCAAAGAACTCGATGTTATCGCGGCCGAGAGCCAGATCTCGTGCAATTTCATTTTGCAGAGGGCTTCCCCTTATTCCGGCTGCTAATTGCTGCGGCCTTCCTCTTGGCGTCAGCCTTGCTGCTTGCGCCCCACGCTTGGAGACTTAGCAGCAGTCGGGTCGGTCGACCCTTCTCGTCACGCTCTGGTCCGGGAGTACCGCCCATGCGAGCAAGGAATGATGCGCGTCGTGGGTTGTCCCCACTCTTGACAGGAGCCTTAAGCGTCCCGCCAGTCTGCGCTTTGTAGGATGCGCGGCCCTTGGCATTGAGACCACCCTTTGGGTTCTGTCCCTCTTTCCGTTGCCACGCTGCGGTCTTAGGCATCACTTCACCTCGTTGTGGTAATACATGGTCCCCTTGAGGAGTTTGATGGATTGGGTGACGGCGGCAATCTTGTTGATGAAGGTGCCGTCCGCCTCGTAGTGTCGGTCGGTATATCCAGCCTTGCGGGCTACGTCGACCTTGACGATGTAGTTGCCAGAGGTAGAACTGTTGGCAGAGAACCTGGGGGTCTGGTCTTTAGACCAACCGCAGTATACCACATCACTGCCCAACTCTGCAAGCCACATCATCTCGGCGATATAGTGGGGGTCATAGGAGTCGTCGTGGTTGAACCACCCGATATAGTCGCAGGTAGACAGATCAAGACCTTTGGCCCGTTTGGCATGGCCCCAGTCGTTGAGGTTTGGCTCAGCGTAGAAGGTCACCCCAGTATGCTTCTTCCGTACCTCTTCGAGGTCGATGTCGCTTGCCAGGACGATGACTTCGTCCGGCTTTCTACTCTGCGCGAAGAGCGCGGTTAGCGTGCGTTCCATCCCCGCTGCATCCGCATGAGCAGTCACAATCGCTGTGAACGTTGCCAATGACCCTCCCAATGATATCGCTGGTTGAAATGCCACCCGTATATGGAACATAGAGCATCTGAATCGCCCGGTCCTGGAGCCACTGGTCGGTGATTCCAAGTTGGCTTAGAAGGGCTTCCCCTGCCCAGTCATCCCCATGAGCGATGTAGGCGATCTCTCGGTCTGTAATGCGGTCGATAGTAATCCCGCTGTTCTCGTCGCCGATGTTTACGCAGACATCGTCCACGTACTTGCATCCCGACAGGGCCTCCATCCGCTCGCCAAGCGAAAGGATCGGTTCCCGTTTGTATCGTGAAGCAAAGTCATCAGTGTTTAGGGAAACGATCACCGGACCATACTCTCGGCACTGCTCAAGAAACTTCATGTGCCCATAGTGGAAGAGATCGAACGTCCCTCCGACATAGACCCATTCGTTTTTCATGATGCCTCTGCAACCTCGTGTACTGGCTTTGCCTCAATAATCTCATAGGTCGTTGAAGCGCCGCCCAAGATCTGGGCAAGCGAGACGACAAGGTCGCGGTCTGCGGTCTTATCGTTTCGTTTATCCAGCATCTCCTGTGCCCGAAGGCCCTCAGAGAGTGACGGCGTCATGCTGCCGGACTCTACCTCGGAGAAGACGTAATCCCTCACGAGGGTGGCAAGGTCGCGGTGCGGGGCCTTGATGGTCCGCTGCGCCTGCTCCATCTTCTTCACGGCGGCAATGCGAGCCGTCTCGTGAGGGGTCGTCAGATGTTCACGCTTGTGCTTGCCGAGCGTGTTTCGGCTG